GATCAGATGATGCTTCACCTAAGTATAGTTGTAAGAAATTATTTAAGAAATTAGACGCATTTGTTACGTTTGTAATATTAGAACCAACTGTATTTACGTTTGATATAGAACCAGCAACAGTATTTACATTTGCTATAGACCCTGCTGTTGTATTGACATTAGAAATAGAACTTGCAACAGTTCCTATATTTGAATTAGACCCTGCCACTGTGGTTACGTTACTGCTGATGCCAGCTACAGTTGTTATGTTTGCATTATTACCAGCAACAGTATTGATATTAGTGTTATTGCCTGCAACTGTATTTACGTTGCTTATAGCTCCACCTACTGTGTTTACGTTAGATATTGACCCTGCTGTAGTATTTATGTTTGCAATGTTTGTAGCAACAGTTCCTATATCAGTTCCGTCATTAGCAACCGTAGTGACGTTTGATGAAATCCCTGCAACTGTAGTTACATTGCTACTGATACCAGCAACAGTATTTACATTAGAGATATTTGTCGCAACTGTATTAATATTTGATGTATTGCCTGCAACAGTTGTCACCTCTGTTGCTTTTGGTACAAGCCTATGAAATGTATATGTATTTAATGTTGTAGTAGTTTCTAATATCATTCCAAAGCCAGCAGCAAACGTAGTGCTTGCTGTAGCTCCTGTAATCGTTACAGTGGAGTTTCCTATAGTTCCGTTAGCAATAGTAAAAGTACCACTGCCATTAGACGTATAAGCTGTACTAAGGCCTTTAATACTGACTAAAGTACCAGCACCATTATTTATATCTGGATTTGCATTAGGAAAGCTTAGTTCATTTGCTATCGGTACAAAACCACCGACATCATCTACAAGATCTACTATCCTTGCATCTATAGCTGCTGTAGTAGCGATCTTATTATCAGCAGCAGTCCAAGTTTCACCTGACTGTATTTCTTCTAAACTTCCTACGTTATAGAATCTTGCATCTGCTTCTGCTTCTGTATAGTACCTACTATCTAATTGTCCATTGTTTAATTCTGTCTCTGTAAAATATCTGTTATCAAGCTGACCATTATTCAGTTCTGTTTCTGTAAAGTATCTATTGTCTAATTGACCAGCATCTAATTCTGTTTCTGTATAATATCTACCATCTAAAGTACCACTAGCTATATCTTCATTTACTATTGTGCCATTTACTATATTGGCACTAGCTATAGTTATATCTGTAGGTAAAGCACCTCCTCCTAATTTTGTAAGACCAACAGAATCATTTAACAACTTACTTCCATTTATATTTGCAGAAGAATTTATATCACCATCAACAATAGTATTGTTAGTAATCATTGTTGAATTAACTGTACCTGTATCAGCAGAAGTAATTACTGTACCTGTTATGTCAGGAAAGGTAATAGTTCTGTCAGCAGTAGGGTTTGTAACTGTTAAAGTTGTCTCATTTGCATCATCATTAGTTCCTTCAAAACTAATAGAACCTGTTAATGTCGTAGAACCATCCCTTTTAAATAGGTCATTATTAACAATATCTACAAACTCTTGTAAACCAAATAATATCTGATCGCTGTTTGTATCTAAATCTGATTCTGTTAAAACACTTCCATCTTGAAAATCTACTTTCTTTGTACTTATATCTGTATCTCTTTGAAATTTTATAGCAGCACCATTAGCAGGGATATTTCCAGATGTAAATGTTATTGTTGCTCCATTAATTGTATAATGTGTACCTAATGTTTTTAATACACCTCCAACTGTTACATCTATTTCTGAAGTAGAAATATAGCTAAAAGAAATAGAAAAATTATCTGTGCTGCCATTACCTGTATGGTTGGTAAACGAAGCTGCTGTATTAGTAGCCATAATTTAAAAGGGTACTTGGGGAATAGAGTCTAGTGTAATTCCTCTTTTTAGTTTATCAGCTTCAGATTCAACTGTCTTTATTTTTAATTGTTTCTTGGGATCAAGGTATTCTGTTTCAAGAATAGTTCTTGCTTTTTCTTTATATATAGACATTTCTCTATTTAATGCCTGCACTACTTCATCTCTAGCATCTGTTTGTGCTTTTATTGCAACCTCCTCGTTTACGACTGTTATAAAATCTCCTCTCATAATTTGTATATTTCTTTTCATATTTGGTTTATTTATAACTTCAAATAGTCTGTCGTATAATCTTTTACCACCTATCGTTGTTGATGCTGTTAAATATACAAGTTGAGCATATTCATCTGTATTTAACTTATATGCACCTCCTAATAAAGTTTTCTTTGGTGGTTTAAATTCTCTATTAGTATCTGCAATAACACTTAAAACAGGATCGTTTATTGTTTGTGTATCTGTTGACCAGCCATCAAGTAATACATTCCAGTTATGTTTTCCAAAACCTACAGGAAATGTTCTGTATTGACCTGTAATCCAGTTTTGTTCTGGTCTTAGTTCAGCGTTATAGTAAGGAACTGTTGCAGCTAATTCGTTTAAATATCTTCTTACTGAAAATAAAGGTGATGAATCTCCATACGCTGTCTTATCCATAAGTACATTGCCATCTGAAAAACTTGAATATGTATTCATAGCTTTTTTAATATCTCTACCAAGAGCAGAATATGGATTTGTAATTGAAGCTAATCTTCTTGCTAAGTATCTTTGCAAGCCATCTGGCCTGTCAAACATTTCTATAAATTCAGTTATGCCTTGTAAATAAGATTTTTCTACTAGGTTTCTTGCCAGTGCTACTTTTGCTACATCTACAAGCTGCTGTCCTCTTTCATCTTCTGGATTTAAGTAACCTCTTACCTGTGCCATGTCAGCAGATAAAGATAAGAAATTAGCCCAAGGATCAAGTCTTTTATAACTTACATATTTATATTTAAGTTTGCCATCTGCACCTCTTACATATTTTGTGTCTTGGTCTATATCTATTACCTCATAAGCTTTACCTGTTTTAGAATATTTTTCACTTTCTTGTTCACTTATTAAAAATCTAAAGCTATAAGGTTGCCAACCTGTATCTAATAACTGCTTGTTAATTTTAAAGTTAGGAGAACCACCACCAGTTATAGATATACTTGCATTTGGATTATTACCAGCAAAAGCTAATGTACCAGCAGCAGCCCATAAAGCACCACCAAGTTTTGCCTTTCCTCTAGCTCTGGCTGCTACTGCTAAATTATCACTTGTCATTTCTGCAATATGTTCTTGATACCATTTCATGTTTTTTAAAGCATTTCCAGCTATAGGTATTTCACCCATTTCTTTTAGAAAAGGTGTCATTTGTGCAGTTTGTTTTAATATGTTTGCTGGTGTTCTTATGAAAGGTAAAATCTGTCTTAAATATGGGTGCTGATTAATAATGGTTTGCAAACCTTTAGTAAGACTTCCTTCTGCTAGTTGTTCTGTAAATGTTGATTGTGCAGAAAATTCTCTAGCTCTTCTAAATAGATCTAAAGTTTTGTTGCTATATTTACCTGTTTTACTTTCATTCATCAAAAGATCTGTTACTTGCTTAAATCTTCTATCCATAAACTTTTGTAGCTGCACACCTGTTTTCCCTGCCCTTGTACCTTCTTCCCATATCTCTGCTTTAGCAAAAGCTCTAAAATTAAGTTGTTTAAAAAATTCATCTTCTGCCATAAGAAATCTGCTTGGTAATCTATACATTGTTGCTAAACTTCTTATTAATCTATTTGATCCTTCAAGACTCATTCTTTCAAAATCAATTACTTGTGATCCTCTATCTAATATGTTTGTGTCATACTGAAAAGATTTTTTTGCTAAAGCAAATGAATCGCTTATAGCTTGTAAAGCATAGATAGTTTCTTTTACAGCCCTACCTCTTGTTATCTCATCTTTTGCTCCTAAAGCTAAAGTTAAAGGTCTTGATAAAGAGTTAAGACCAGTAGCAAGCATATTAACTTGATGTGTTACTGGACTAGATAAAATTGAATTAATAAATATCTCATTTGTTATTTGCCAAAATCCTTGTCTAAAACCATTCTTTACTAAATTTTGATATGCCTGTGGATTTGCAGCAGCTAAATTAATTTTTCTTATTATTGGTCTAAGAGTTTTAAAATCTTCATCTTCTGCCATTTTTATAAGGTCATCTACTTTGTATTTAGTTATAGGTGATATAAAATTATCTACTTCTTTTGTAACTTCTTTTGCTTCTACACTTACTTGTTTAATTTTATCTCCATACTTAAGATAAGCGTCTATACCTTTTCCTTTATCAGCTTTTGGTATTAAAGGCTTTTCTTGTAAAGTTCGTAAACTTAAACCTAAAACACTATCAACAGGTCTTTTTAAATTAATTAATGAGTCATTGATTAGTTGTTCTTGCTTGTATTCTGTTAAAAGTTTTTTTACTAAATCTTTATTAC